TCACAGTCTCCGCCATGACTTGACGCGGCTTTTCAGTCGTGCAAGCAGCTCGCTTTCCTTCTCTGCCTCCATGGCCGCAATGGCCATCCAGTGTTCGGGCTCTTCTCCTAATTCGATAGCAAAGTTTCCTGCAAGAACAGGACTTAGGCGGCCCTGCTTCTTAGCCTGCGAGAAAGCGCTAGGTGTGATGTTGAACGTTCTCGCCCAGGCTGCGGCGTTCTGACGTTCAAGAGCTTTTTCAAACAATTCCATCGTCTGATTCATGTTCATAACCCCTCAACATTGAGAGGGTTTTAACAGATTCAGATTGCCAGGGGGTTAACAGGGTCTCAACATTCAGACCGTCTCAACATTGAGCACTGAATTTGGAGCCGCCGTGAGTTCAAAACACCCTGTTTGCACGCCCCCTGCCACCAAACGGCCCGGCGAAAGCTTGGCGGCTCCAGCCGCTGCCGGGCAGGGGGTGTGCACCCGTCACAACCTGCGGCGTTGCTTCTCTTCTTCCTTCGCCTTCGCACGCCGGTACAGCTTGACGGCCCCGATCACAAAGATCAGCACCGCCACCCCGATGTACACCAAGACGGCACTGGCTACGTCGACTCCGTTCATTGATCTGTTCCTTTGGTTCGGCGTGATGTTCTCGGCCTGCCTTCTGGCCGTGGTCATTTTCCACTGGGTGATCGTTCCTCTTTTCGATTGGATCGCTCGGAGGTTCTTCGCATGAAGTTCAAAGGCCAATCCGGCGCAGGCATGGTGCCCATGTTCATAGGCCGCGCCCCCCACCAATGGCAACACGTCCTTGCCTTCCTCGACTCGCTGCCCAAGCAAGACGACGCGGGCGCGACCGGCAAGCGAAGCGCGGGCGCGCCCGCGGCGGCTGTTGAATCCCCTGCTATCAATTTTGGGGGGTGCGTAGCGTCGGCAACAGCTGTCCCCGATGGTAATCACGGGGACAACTTCGAAGAGGGCAGAGCGTGACGATCGCCAGCCCTCTCGTCCTCGATGGCAACGAGGTTCTGTTGCGTCTGCACGAAGAGCGCACCGTTACCGGCTCGCCCGTTCATATCGACTGGCTGCGCTTCACCCTCAATCTGCGCCATGCCCCCGTCCCCACGGTGGACACCCTCTTCCCCCCACGCGACGAAACCCAGGATTGGGAAAAGTCCCTCCATCAGATCAGTGAAGAAGACCGGCGCCGCCACGATCTAGCCCGCATCCTTCGCGGCCTGGATGACCCCGATTTCTCGGCCACCACGCAAGCGCTGGAGCTCGCGCAAAACGTCTGTGAATTGCTCGGTGCTGGCTTCACGGTAGACCCCGAATTGAAGAAGGGCCATGACTTCTACCGTTACCGCTGGTCGATCATGCGCGCAGGCTCTGAATGCGGCTGGGTGGGGTGCCTGTCAAGCGGCGACAGCCCGCGCCAATCGGCCCAGGCCAAGACCCTCCATTGCAACCTCTACGGTGCAGCGTGCACGTTTGCCCGCCCTGGTTGGCACTACCAGATGGCCGACTATCTGGAAGAACACCGCGCAGTCGTCACGCGGTGCGATCTGGCCTTGGACTTCTTCGAGGGTATTTCTGGCGGCATGGACCGCATCGGCTCCGACTACGACGCGGGCCTGATGGATCACCTGGGCCACCGCCCAAAGCACAACTGTGTGGGCGCGTGGCGCTCTGGTGGTGTGGGCCGGTCCTTCTACTTCGGCAGCAAGGCCGCAGGCAAGCAAACCAACGTGTACGACAAGGGCGTTCAGCTCTATGGCGAGCAGGACGCCACCGGCTGGCAACGCATCGAAGTGCGCTATGGAAATCAAAAGCGCCTGCTGCCCGTGGATCTGCTGCGCAGGCCCGCGAACTTCTTTGCAGGCACCAGTGAATGGCACGCATTGATGCTCTCTGAGCATGGAGAAGTTTCCCAGGCGGAGCCCATCAAAACAGAGCCACGCCTGCCCCTTGAAACCTTGATGGCGGAGTGCACGCGCAACGCCCGTTGGTTCTTCTCCACCGCTGGCAAATCCGCTGCGTTGGCCTTCCTCTACATGGACCGCGAAACCCTCGCGGCCTTCATTGAAAACTGCGCCGAGCTTCCTGGTCGCCTCTCCAAGTTCAAGCGGCAAGAGGTCGAGCGCGTCTATCAGGCCATGTTCAAAAAAGTCTCTGGCACCAGCGCTGGCCCCGCTGCGTTCGCCGCATAACCCGGCCAAAAGGAAAACATCAAATGCGTATGCAAAGCCAAGCCGTGTTGCACGGCATCAAGTCCAGCAAGGGCGACTATGAAGGCCGCGCCTTCGACTCCACCACGTTCCACCTCTCGGTGGACATGGGTCAAAGCTCCAGCGGGGAAAGCATCGGCGTCGTCACACGCCCATTCAAGTTTGGCGACTCGTCCGAGTTCCAAAAGTGGGCCCACCTGAAAAGCAAATGGCCCATCACTGGCGTGATGTGCGATTGCGAATTCGACGTGGTTGCAGGTGCTGACAACTCCACCAAGCTGACGCTCCTGGGCATCCGTCCCGCAGCCACAGCCAAAGCCGCAGCCTAACCATGCGCCTCGTCATCCAGTCGCGCACCACGGGCTGCTTTCTCGCGCCCAACCTTGAGGACGGACAGCCCGAATGGGTCATGTTGCTGTCTGAGGCTGCAACGCTGGATGACGTGGAAACCTGCGTCCAGCTTATCGAGGATCACGCGGAGCCTTTCCACCGGCCCGCTGTCGTTGATCTTGATGACCTTTATGGAAAGGCCCTAAATGCCTGAAATCGACCTCACGCACATAGCCCACCGCCTCGCCATCGTGGGCATTTGCAGCGGCTTCATCGGCGCCGCCCTGTGGCATCTGCTGGTCGGCTCCATGCACGTGCTGGCCCACCGCCTGCACGCCCGCGCAGCCCGCCGTGAACGCATCGCCCAAGCGCGTGCACGAGCCCTCGGCAATGCCTGAGCAAACCATTCAATGCACCTCGGCCTGCACGGTCACGGTGCAACACGAAATCACCCTCCCTGTGCTCGATCTGAGCCCGCAGGAAGGGGCCGTAATCAGCAGCGCCATCCTGCTGGTGTGGGCTGTGGCGTGGGCCTTCCGGGTCCTCATCCAGACCATTAAATCTTCCGATGGAAACCAACCCAATGAGGACTGAAACATGAACCGCATCAATGCACAAACCCGCCGCTTTGCCACTGCTGCCGCAGTCGGTGCCCTGGCCCTCGCCAACAACGCACACGCCGCCATCGACGTGACGGGCGTGGTCTCCGAGATCAACGACACCATCGCGCCCATCGGCCTGATCGGCGCCGCTGTGCTGCTGGTCGTGGTGGCCGTCGCGGCCTTCAAGTGGGTGCGCCGCGCTATCAGCTAAGCGCTAGCTGCATGTGCTCCCTGACCGGCCGGCAGGGGCCTTGCAAAAGTCCACGCGGTGGGCTTCTTCAAGGTGAAAGCAAATGGGCCTTCTCGTCATCGTCGCAACTCTGGGGGCCGCATGGCTAATCTTTACCGCCTGATTCTGGCGCTCTCGCTGTTGTTCGGCGCAGCCATCGCCCATTCGGCCTTACCGAAGCAAAGCCAATGGGTTTATGACTGGGGTACGCAAAGCCCGCCCTATGCAAGCGTTAGTGGAGCGTGCGGGGGATTGGTTAGTAAGCTCAACAGTCTGCCTTTGGCGGAATATGGTTTTACGGTCGAGCTCAAAAGCACCAACGCCACCGGCACCTGCTTCGTGAAGCTGACGCAAAAAAAGCCGGAAGGATGGGACAACGCTAACCCTTGGCAGCCTACGCCAATGGATGCTGAGTTGAACGTGCGGAAACTCGGTGAATCATGTCCCGCCAACAGCACCGAAGCTGACGGCCAATGCGTTTGCAACGCCCCCGCCTTTGTAGAAAAAGACGGTCAGTGCAAACCCAAAAACCCATGCCCTGAAGGCCAGCATGAAGAAGGCGGCGCGTGCGTTCCTGACAACTGCAAACCCGACGAAGTGCGCGTCAATGGCGTCTGCGTCAAAGAACCACCGTGCCCCGAGGGGCAGGAGCGTGTAAACGGCATCTGTCGCCCCAAAAAGTGCAAGGCCGGTCCTGCTGGCGAGTGGTACGGTTTCAGCAGTGCCACGCCTGAGTACATGTGCGACGCTGACTGCTTAGTTCTCGTGAAGCCTGATATTTGCGTCACCTGGGATGGCAAGACCGAGTGTTCTGGCCCTGGTCGTTACACGGGCGCACGCTGTACTGGTGGCAACGGTGGCAATGGCCCCAGTGGCCCCGGTGGCGAGGGTCCCAACAATGGCGGCGACGGTGGCGACACACCGGGCGGTGGCACCGGTCCAGACGGTGGCAATAACGGCCCCGGTACTGGTGGTGGTGGTACCGGCCCTGGTGGTCCCGGCCCCGGTGGTGGTGGCAATGGCCCCGGCACCGGTCCTGGAACAGGTCCTGGCACCGGCCCTGGCGCTGGCGACGGCCCCGGCAAAGTCCCTGGTTCTGGCCCTGGTGGTGGCAGCGGCGCCGGCCCCAGCCTCCCACCACCTAAGCCACGCCCCCCAGAAGATACCGATGGTGATGGGGATTTTGAATGCCCTTCCGGCTTCTCCCCTGCCCCCAGTGGCAACGCCTGCATCATGGACCCGGCCCCGCCAGACGATGGCAAGTGCCCTGAGGGCACCGTGCTAATCAACGGCCAATGCTGGGGCACTTACAACCCTGGCCCTCCTGGCACCGGCCCTGGTGGTGGCGGGAATGGTGATGGCGACGGCGATGGTGAATCCGGTTTCTTTGGGTCATGCATGGACGGCTTCGCTTGTGATGGCGATGCCATCTTTTGCGCCATTGCCAAGGAGCAACACAGGCGCGCTTGCAGACTTTTTGACAACAAGACCGCTGAATCTGACCTCTACGACAAAGAAAAAGGCAAGGAGGGCGAGCAGACCAAAGACCTGCCCGGCAACAAAGAAGAAAGCATGGCCAATCGCGTCAGCACGGCCAATGCCTTCGGCGGTGGCCAGTGCATCCGAGACTTGAATATCGTCGTTGTCGGCAACTCGGTAACCCTGCCCATGAGCAGGATTTGCCCAAGCCTGGAAATCATCGGAAACATCATGGTTGCAGTGTCCTTGCTGCTCGCCATTCGCATCGTTGGGAGGGGCTAAGCAATGCCAATATTCATCGCTGCCATCGGCGGCATGCTGCTAAATCTGGTCGGCTCCATCGTGGGCCGCGTCCTGGTTGCTCTCGGCATGGCCGTCATCACCTACACCGGCGTGAACGCCAGCCTTGAGGCCCTCAAAACCCAAGCAATCCAGAGCTTCACCAGCCTGCCCCCCGAAGTCTTCGGCATGCTCTCCATCATGAAAGTCGGCGTGGCAATCAGCGTCGTGACAAGCGCCATCGCGGCCCGCTTGCTGCTCGATGGTCTGACCTCCGACACCTTCAAACGCTTCGTGCTCAAGTAGCCCATGCTGTACCTCATCAGCGGCGCCAATGGCGCAGGCAAGACCCTGAACACCCTCAAGTGGGTTCGTGAACGCCAGCTCAAAGAAAACCGTCCCGTATGCCATAACGGGCGCTTCGAACCCGTGCCCGGTGGCGAGTTGGACGGCTGGAAAAAAATCGACTTCAAGGACTGGCAAGCAGAGCCAGACGGCACGATCTTTCTGATCGATGAAGCCCATAACGATCTGCCCAACAGGCCTGCAGGCGCCACCGCGCCCGAAGCCGTCAAGATGCTGGCAGAGCACCGCAGACGCGGCTTTGACTTCTATCTGGTCACCCAGCACCCCCAGAACATAGACAGCTTCGTGCGCCGCCTGATCGGCCCGCCTGGATGGCACCGCCACCTCAAGCGCTCCTTCGGTGTCGATATGGTCAGTGTTCTGGAGTGGTCCGCAGTCAATCCCAATTGCGAAAAAGACGGCAGTGGCAAGACCGGCACAGTCACCATGCAAGCCTTCCCCAAGGAGGTGTATGGCTGGTACAAAAGCGCCAGCCTGCACACCGGCAAAAAGAAGCTGCCCGCAAAGCTCTGGGTGTTCCTTGCGTGCATCGTGCTCATTCCGCTCTTGATCTGGCTCGCCGGTTCCAAGCTCTTGACCAAGACCGAAGCGAAGGCCGCCACCAAACCCGCCAGCCAGGCCGAAACCATCGCAGCAGCACCGCAGGCAGTGGCCGCAAAGCTCACACCAGAGCAATACATTGAACAGCGCTCACCACGCTTGCCAGACTTCCCGCACACGGCCCCGGCCTACGACGAAGTGACAAAGCCCACCGTGGCCCCGTACCCTGCCGCGTGCATCACCATGGGCAAAACCTGCAAGTGCTACACCCAGCAGGCCACGTTGATGCAAGTCAGTGGCCCTGTGTGCCTCCAGATCGTGGCGCAAGGCTTCTTTGTGGACTGGCAGCAGCAAAGCCAGCAGGCAGCGCAGCAGGGCCCCCAAATGCTCCCGCAGCAGGTCCGCATGCATCCCATGCAAGCAATGCAACCCATGCAGCCACCGGGCCAGCAGGTGCGCACTGTGCCCATGCCAAAGCCTGAGCCCAATCTACCCGGCCAGATCACACAGTCCGACATACCGCAGGCTCTGGGCATCAGAAACCCGGCCTTCAACGTCCACCCACACAACAGCGGCAGCCAAGGCGGGTAACGCTCCAATCATCCCTTCTGAAAGACAAACAGGGCCCCGAGAACGGAGCCCTTGTGGCGCAGTGGTGGGGTCGGGGTATGGGGTGAAAAACCCCATGTAAGACCGATATGCAACCCGTGCCATATCCACACCGGCGATACACTGTTTTACAGGAGGGAGAGCATGCAAAGGCGTTCGTACCAGACAGAGGACGAGGGGTCTTATCTGTTGGACATTATCAAGATTGCAATCGGTGTATTCATCGGCGGGCTTGCCGCTGCCTTCACCTACGAAGGCATCCTCGCACTGAGGACAGAGATGGCCCTGCGCAAGATGCAAGAAGAAATCAAAGCGCAGACGGATCGCATAGAAAAACAGGACGCCCGCCGCCGCCAAGTTGAGGCCGAAGCCCGCGATGCAGCAGAGCGCGAAGCGGAACAATTGCGCTCCGCCAGAGCCCTTGCAAGCCGCCTCGAAACAGAGCGCCAACAACGCAAAGATGCCGCCTGGGCCAAGTTCTACCAGCCCTCTCCAAACTGCAAGATCGACCCAGGCACAACCGCATGCGCTAACGAGCACATGATTGCCCGGAAGCGTTTTGAAGGCCAGTACGTAGACCGTTGACCACCTACGGCTACGCGCGCGTTTCGACCACCGAGCAAAACACAGCCGTCCAGCTCGCGGCCTTCAAACGCGCAGGAATCAAACACGTTGTGCAGGAAAAGCGCAGCGGCGTCGCGCAACGCCCAGAGCTGCAAAGCCTCCTTGCTCGCTTGCGTCCTGGTGATGTTCTTGTGGTCTACAAGCTTGACCGCCTGTCCCGCAGCTTGCGCGACCTCCTCAAGCTCCTGGAAACCCTAGAGCAAGCTGGCGTCACGTTCCGCAGTCTCACGGAATCAATCGATACCAACAGCCCAGCGGGCCGCATGTTCTGCCACATGCTGGGCGCTTTCGCGGAGTTCGAACGGGCCATGATTCGTGAGCGCTGCGCCGCTGGGTTTGAGGCCGCGAAGGCAAGGGGCCAGAAGTTAGGAAGGGCTCGGTCAATGACGCCAAAGACCGAGGCCCTGCTCGTGCGCATGTACCTGTCAGGCAACTACACGATGCAAGCTCTCGCGGACCATTTCGAAGTGCATACGTCTAGCGTTAAACGCGCGATCTATCGCATCACAAAACCGCATCACAGCAGTCTCGGGTGA